ACAACTTATCCGTTGGTATCAGTGCAACATGGTCTGTTCCAAGAGATAAAAAATTACAGCAGTTATGTAAAGAAGCAGCACAGTCTAACATTGCTTTGATGCAACAAGCTAATGCTAATAAAAGATTGGATTTTGAGATAGCTCGTCTTAAAAATTGTGGTGAGTTAATGAAATCTGGAATTCGATTCGCACCTAATACAAAATATGCAAGGATATGTGCAGACGTTCAAGTACAAGGTGTAAACTTTATGGTTCCACATGTACATAAGATTCCTAATGCGAAACCCAAAGTTAGCACTGATGCGTCAGTGTTAAGTCTTCCTATTTCTATTGGTGATTAGTACCCACAATCTTCTTCCACCTATAAAACATGGCTTGTAAATGCCATGACTGTGCCAAACTTTTTGCACCCTCTTCTAAACGTCGAAGATCTCTCGGGTCGTTGGTGTACTTTTTATAATCTTCTCGCCAATCAATTTCTTTGTAATTTGTCACGTTCTTTTAAAATTATTTTTTGGGTAGTTTGAAAGGAGGTAATCCTCTCTTCTCTCTATACTTATTAGTTTGAATTTCATTAGCAGATAGTTTAGGAGGTTCTTTTCCTAATAACTTCTTAACTTTTTTAATGATCTGTTTGACAATTGGTTTAACAACTTTCAATAGGAAAGGAGTGGCAGTCGCAGCTGCAGTTGCTACGATAGCAATTGATGCTGTTGTTGTGACTTGGTTTGTAGATGGTATTCCTTTAATAAATTGATCAACAACAGTAATCTCTTCTTTGATTGGTATACATTCTTTTCCAACCAATCTATACTCAATAATTTTTTTAGTACCACCATCGGTAAGAGTACCGATTGGTTCCTTTAATTTTTGTGCTTCTGTAGGACACTTCACTGAAGCAGTATTAGTATCCTTTGGTATTTCAGGTGAATCTACCTCTGGTGATTCTGGTGATCTCACAGGAGGTACTTCTGCTTCTCCTGTAAACTGCAGTTCATCTTTATTATAATCAATAGGATTATAAGATGGCATTCCAGCATCACAATATGTCCTGACACCTTTTGGGTCAGCAGTCTCAAGCATATTGTTTTCATCTACATCATGTGCTTCTACACAACCAGGCATATCGACAATCGGTATGCCTACCTCTGTAGTTACAGGAGGATAGATAGGGATTGCTTGAGGTGGATCTAACAAATAATCAGGAGTGAAAGGGATTTTGATAGTATCAATCTCCCCTCCTCTCAATATAATTTCAGGAATTTCCATCAACAATCATTAAATACACTACCAATTTGTGATCCTGCCTCAGATCCTGCTTTGTTACCTAGAAGTAACGCCCAACCACCAGCTAACCAACCCACATAGGGGATGCCAGAAAGGGCAGGAACAGCAACGCCAGCAGCAATAGCACTACCTGCCATTGCACCTTGACTCCGTGCGCCAGCGTCCGCCACGATGCACTCTACTTCTTTCGCAGACTTTCCCTGCTCATTAGTTGCACCTCCTAGGTTTCTAAACCCATCCATAGTGAATTGATCACGACGATATTCTAGACGGTCTTCTATACCACCACCAAACAGTCCTTTCTTATTTTTTAAAAGATCTAGTGTTTGTTCAGATTCTAAGATAGCAGGATCGTTTGCTCTAAAATCAATTTGGTATCCATCTTTACCTGCTTTGATACTATAAGATGAATACTCCCCGTGAGGAATATTGATAGTAGGAACCTGTGGAGTATTGGGTCTTCTGAATACATAACCTAACAATCCGATATGTGCTACTGCGAATAAACCTCCAACAGTAGCAGCAACAATCTTTAATTTAGTCATGATCAGAATGGCAATGCAGAACCACCAATGTCAGGAATAGCTCCACCAGTTTGACTAGGTAGTTCTGGCATAGAACCACCAACTAAACCAGGAAGTGAACCTGTAACTGCTTCAGTTACTGCCTTTGTAATTTTTCCTCTAGCATCTTCTACCAGTGTATCTTTATTCATATAAAGATATGTTCCACCACCCACAACTGTGAGTGATACTACACCACTGAGAATAGCGATTGCGTTAATAATTTTTTGCATAGTAATTACATTTTGTAAGTGTCATCTTTATCCGAGGTCGTAATCTTAACAGGTGCTTGTTCGATTCTAATTGTTTGTGAAGGAGCAGTTTGTGCTGCCTTCTCAATCAGTCTCTCCATCTGTTCTTTAGTGATACCACCACCATTACCACCACCACCATCTCCTGCTTTCTTTGCTGCTTGCACACCAAAAGTAGCTAAAACTCCAGTAAAGACCGAAGCTATGAAAGTTGGATCGAGTTTCTGCTCAGGAATTCCCAAGGCAGGAGGTAGTTTAATATACGCCAGAGTAAGAATTCCACCAGACCAAACAAGAATACCAAGACGGACAAAGGTAGAGAGAATTGCAAGTTGTTCTTCCTTATCGTCTGCTGCTTCTTTCAGTTTACCAAGAATACCTTTCTTTTTAGGTTCTTCTTTCTTTACTTCTTCTGACATATCTCCCACATAATACAACAGCTCTATTTATCCTACCAAGTATCCCCAGAAAACAGATTCGCCACCACCTTTAAATTTAATAGTAGAATAGTTTCCATTGCGGTACATACAAACTGTATCGCCAGCAGCTAATTGCAATAGGTGAGTGGGATTATATGAATTATACATCGAATTGAAATTAGCATCAGTTCTAGTTCCACCTTCACTTTCAACCAATGTTGTAGAACCATTTACTATGAAAGTAATATACATCCAATTAGATCCACTTGTAAGATAACCGCTACTAATTCCATTAGGAGCTTCTAATTGTAATTCTGCTCCGAACAGATACGTACCAGCAACTGGTGCTGTGAATTCACTAGTAGAAGTATTAAAATTACCACCCCTATCCATATTTTCTTCGTCAAAAGGAATTTTTGTCCAACCGTCTGTCGCTACATTCCAAGTGGTTTCATTAACAGAATACCTAACAATAAATGCTGGTTGCCTTGGTTTTGTTACTTCGCCAGCAGTATCTATACGAAGTGCTTCACCTGTAGCTACCTTAAATGATAGCGCAGAAGCGTTAGTTCCATCATTAATGCTAGGATTAAGTATTGCAGACCAGTTATTACCAGTACCATTATAAAATCTTATTGAATAATCTGTTCTATGACTAAATGATAGTTGTCCATCAAATAAATCCAATTCAGTTCTAGGACTAGCACTACTTCCAATGCCAACATCACCAAGAAACGTGGCGCTGCCTGCTGATGTGATAGAAGCTTTTACTGTCCCATTTAATGCGGCGTGGAAGCAACCATCGCCCGATACAGTACGGTCAACCTTACAAACACCACCAAGAGTGGCGGCACCGTTTGCTGTAATGGATAATTTCTCTGTTTTTGTACCGCCTATATCAGAAAACAGTTGGAAAGTTTTCGATGCTGCGTTTGTTGTTTGAGAGTAAAGATCAACTGTGGAATCCGTTAGATCTATGTTGGCACCAACTTCCAAGGATCCACCAAACTTAGCATCACCACCAGTCCAAACTAGATTATTACTACCATCAATCTCTAACTTATTACTACCCTCAATTAATTTATCAGTAGGAGTAACACCCAGTCCAATCCACTTAGCTCCATCCCATTTGTATGTGATAGACCCTGCAGTAAAAGTATCATTTGTACTGGGACTAGTGGGAAAATTGATTGCCATTTGAGTTTAGATTAGAGATACCCTGATGTATTTATCCAATCAATATGATACTAACATTCCACTATATTGAGTATACTTTCCATCACTATCAAAATAATGATTACCGCCATTATTGTAAGATCTAAAAGTAACTTTATCTCCAGCAACCAAAGGAATTAATGCAGTAAAAGTTTTATGTCTCCAACTTTGACCGTTACCATAAGTTTCATACGCTCTAATATATTCTGTCGCATTAACATAATACTGATTAACAATTACACTATTAGAACCTGAAAGACCTTGTGTTCTCATGTTAGAGGTAAAAGTAAAATAATATAGTCCACCAATAGGAGCTGTGTACTCTCCTGTTGCAGTGCTGTATGCACCATAATTGTCATACTTTACATCTTCTGGTATGATAATAGTACCAGGACTACTGTTGTCCGTGATTATAGAATTCTGACCACCTTGGTCATTATCGTTGTTTAATTGAACAACAAACGCAGGAACTTTAGATGGTTTGTCTAGAAAAGCTTGCTCACCAAGGAATTGGTTGAGTGGAATATCCTGTGGTCCTGTTCCGATATTAGTAGCCATTGTTCTAAGAAGAAAGTAGTTGGAGTTGAGCGTTGGTGAGACGCTTGGGGTAATAAGTTAACCTCTGAATATGTCCATTCAGATATGCTTGTGGAGATGGTTTATAATATCCAATTGAAAGATGATCATTATCTCCAGATACAAGACCAGCAGTGTCAGTTTGAGTTGCTGTTCCATTAAATGATACAGCAAAATCATTTTTTTTAATCGCAAATGCAACTTTCATTTTTGTATTTGCGACAGTCACTGGATCTCCAGATGCTTTAAAGAAACATACATTAGCACTACTATTAATTGATGTAGCTACAAGTGTATTTCCATATGCACCATTTCTATCTAACAATCTAAAAGGTGCTTCTGCAGTTCCAGAGTCGGGTGCTACTTGATAAGTATAAAGATTATGAGTTGCAGAAATACCTTCTAAAATACTATGAGATGAAACTATCGTACCCTCAGATTGATTATAAAATTCGTCAAAACTTTCACCATCAATATATGGTGAATCAGCTTGTCTAGTTACAGATGAGGACGAATCTACAGAAGGAATGTATGAAGTAGCAAAACTACCATCTTCTATTTGTGCTCCATATACTAATACTTCATCATCACCATTTGCATATTGCTGTGATCCACTAGTCGGATCACCAAATCCAAATCTAAATCCAGAATTTATAGTATTAGTAGCAGATCCTTCAACCCTACAAATTATTCTATACCATCCATCTGTATATGTTTCAATAGATGTAGTAACTGTTAAATTTCCTGATGCGGTATAATCTGTATGAGAAGTAACACCAGTGTCTATATCAACATAAACATATAAATTATCAGCAGAAGCAACAGTAGTTTGCAGGAAAAATTTTGAATGATTAATCTTTTTAACAAAGACACTCATAATATAACTGGTCGTACTTACATTACCATTTATTGACCAACCACCATGAGACTGACTGTTAGACGAAGGAGTATTTTTTGCTAATTTATAAGCATCATTACTACCAGTTAAAGAATTTGCTTGTCCTGAAGTTACTACTAAATTAGATTGACCAGGACCACCATAAACAATATTAGTCCTACTCTCTTCAATCAACAGTCCCAAACTCTCTAAAGTTACTGGGTCATGGTCAAAGCGTGCTTCATTATTACCAGCAGTTTTAATCCGTCCATCACGACCAACATAAGTGCCAACAGATGCTCTCGTAAATGTAATACGAGGATCTAAAGCACGAGCTCTAGCAAAGTTCAGATTCAACGATGGTTTAATCGTTGGATAATCTGCTGTGACTTCAATAGAAGAAGTAAATACTGGCATTCTAAACTATGCTCCTTGTCATTTGTATTTATTGAGTTAGTGTTTGAAGTTGAGCGTTGGTGAGACGCTTTGGATAGTAAGTGAATTGTTTTATGTGTCCGCTGGTCATACCACCATAATGATAATTTCCAAATCTTACTCTATCAATGAGCGTAGTTATTCCTCCACTATTATCTGTTAATGGAGCACCACCATTAACGACAGAAGAAAAATCATCCAATTTATACGCAAAAGATTGTCTAAATTCTGTGTTAATTGTTACTCCAATATTATGAGTTTTAAATGCTGAAGTTATTCCGCTACTGTTATACCAAGCACCAACATGTCCAGATCCACCGCCACCAGCATTATATCCCATCGCAATAAAACTAGCAGATACGTTTGAAGTGTCTTCAAATGCTACTGCTACTTGGTTAGATGCAGTAAGATCACCAATGTCTGTAGATAATACCAATGTCCCTTCATTCTTGTTATACCAGCTGCTAAAGTTTGTTCCTTCAATAGTTGCGGTGTCTGCGGCACGAGTCGCTGTGCTTCCGCTGGTGGGGATGTAGGAGGTTGGGAAGGAACCCTTTTCTAATTGCATAATTGCAAAGTCAGCATCATCACCAAAACCTCCAGTGATAGAACAATTCATCGAAATGGAAACTGCTTGGGAGAATGTAAATTCAAAAGATACAAATTCTCCATCGGTTGTTGGAGTGTAAGTAAAACTATTAACACCAGAGACAGGAGCATTTAATCCATCAATCCATTTAATAAAAATATTTCCTGTTTGACTACCAGCTCTTATGAATCCAGTAAGATAATACTTATCTCCTGCTGAAACATTATAATTTGCAAAATCACTAGCAAAGTAAAATTGATTTAAGTTGACAGATTTATTATGGATTTCTTTTCCTCTAAAAAAATCTCCAGTTGCTGTTCCACCAACAGTTTCACTATTTTCAAAAAAATTAGTTCGACTCTCTTCAATCAATAGACCTAAGCTCTCACCAGTTGTTGGATCGTGATCAAAGCGTGGTTCATTTACACCAGCAGTTTTGATTAGTCCACTAGCACCAACATAAGTGCCAACAGATGCTCTCGTAAATGTAATACGAGGATCAAGTGCTCTGGCATTAGCAAAATCTAATCTTAGTGATGGTTCAATCGTAGGGTAGTCATCACTAAATTCAAAGTCGGATGTAATTAAAGGCATCAGTTTACCTCCGTAAGGTTAAACTTATACTTCTTACCACTCCTCCTATTGATTAGGAACAGGTCATCTTCACCCTCTTGAATTGTATACTGACCCCAGGTTCCATCTACTTCATTAGCAGCACCCTCGTTAGATAGTTGAAGGTCAGCAGAGTAGATGTTCGCCCAACGCTTAGTTGCTGAACCAAGATCACTGGTAGCATCAGTAGCTGGTGTAATATTTCCTTCAATAACTAAATTAGTTGGGAGTCCATATGGATTAGTGTCAACCCATTGAGAACTAGATCCATCATTATAATAGATAAAGAGGCGACCATCATCAGTATCATACCAAAGGTCCCCTTCACTTTGAGTTGCTGGTGGTCCACTGGATACTGCTGCTGATCCACCAAGAGCACTCCAAGATTGATTAGGAGAAGCACCAGAATATCCCTCAAATTTATTTGTCTCAGTATTATATCTCAGCATACCAACAAGTGCTGCAGTATTTCCAGTCTCTCCAGCACGATTTGCAGTTGCACCAACTGGTAGCTTAACCTCACCTGTTCCAGTAAAGTTGAATGATGTTGCACCAGCACCAGTAGTTGCACTACCTAAAGTATATCCAGCAGTTCCACCAGCAACATCAATCTGTCCTGCTGCTGCTCCTGCATTAGGTCCGATGGTTGATGTATTTGGATCTGCAATTTTAATTGCATTCAGTGAGAAATACTTTCCAGAAGCAAGATCAAAGTGTTCAGAAGAAACCCAAGTGTTATATGTGACACCAGCGTCTGCTCCCTTCCAGAGAATCGACTTGTCAGTGGTGCCTTTAACGATCATACCACCGTCAACAGCTGCAGCATCAGAAGGACCAATGGCAGTTAATGTAATCTGTCCACTACCAGTGATGTTGTTAGAAAGAACAGCAGCGTTAGCAGTGATAGAAACAATTGTTGTGTTTGGCGGAACTGTAAATCCATTTGTAGAAGTTGTAACTTCCATGCCAGGAATCAAACCTGCAGTGGGGTTGATTGCAGTAATGTTTGCAGTGCCAGTAACAGCAGTAGCTACAAACTGTCTACTTACAACGTATGCAAGTTCAATATTTTTATCAGCAATTCTTACAATATTAGATTGAGTAATTGTCTGTTGTCCTAGAACATTCAAATTACCTTTAACTGTTAGATCAACGTCAACAGTAACATCATTATTGAAAGTAACATCAAAGTTTGAATCACCTCTGACCCATGCTTGACCACCTGAACCAATAACAAGTTGGTTGTCTCCACTAATATTAGGTGGACGGAATGTTACATCACCAGAGTTTTCATTGTATGCAGGACCAATAAGAACGTTACCGTCACCAAAAACATCGAAACCAGCATAGTGTCCAATACAGACGTTGTGATTTCCATCAACGTTTTGCTCTAATGCATTGTTACCAATACCTATGTTCTTACTTCCAGCAGTATTGACCAGTAGTACATCTTTACCCAGTCCAATATTGTTTGCGCCGATACCATTTGCTCTTAAAACCCTGTGTCCAAAAGCTGTATTGGATGCACCTGAATTTGTTGTGAATAATGTTTCATATCCATAACCAGTATTTTGAGATCCAGAAGTAACGCTGTTGAGTGTTCTTACACCCATTGCAGTGTTTGTATTGACAGCACTACCACCACGTCCAACTCTCATTGGATCAGTACCAGTTCCTCTGATTAACAGGTCAGCATTTTCAGAGTTAAACTGTGCATTACATAAAAGATTATCAGTTGAAGCACCACCTACTGTCAGGTCTTCGTTTACAGTTACACTTTGATTGAATGTTGTTGTACCACCAGCAGCACCAATTGTAATGATGCTAGCTGCACCTGCCATGGTTAGATTAGTTACACCAGAATTCAATAAATTAAATCCAGGTGATGTTGTCGTAATACCAGTTAAGATTGTTGGGTTTGTTTGGAATACTAACTTATCAAGACCAGTAGTATCTGTAATCAAACCACGTAACTGTGTGGATGTTGTTGATGCAAACGATGCTAAAGTATCTGATGTAAATGCAACGTTACCACCCTGTCTAAAGTTTACACTAATAGAAGAGGTACTGTTATCAGATGTAAGAACAAGATCTCTATCAACATCCAGAGTTTTACTTGTAGCAATATCTAAAGTTGCAGATGCAGTAGAAGCAATCTCAAGTCCATTGATCGATGTAGCTGTAGCTGCTCCAAGAATAGGTGCAGTTAATGTTGGTGCTGTAAGAGTTTTGTTAGTTAGAACTTGCGTCTCACCTTCAGTAACAAATCTTTTCTCTACGGAACCATCCCACGATCTCCAGTATCCAGAAGACTCATTCCATTGTAGAGAAACATATGATGTAATGTTACCTGAAGAATCAGATGTCCTGTTAAGAGTGATACCA